AGAAGTATCTTATGCAAAGAGCAGAGATAGAACGAGCATCTGTAGATGATGCAAGAAAACATGGTGGACATTTTCAATCAGTAACAAGAAGATGGATGGCACTATTATCTGTATTATCTATTATAGTTTTGCCAAAGGTCGTACCTTTAATTGACCCAAGTTTACAAGTACATCTTATGTATCTTGAAGAAGTAAAAACTGGTTGGTGGATATTTGGTAGTGCAGAAGAAGTTACAAGATTTCAAGGAGTAAGCGGTTTAGTTATTACAACAGCAGACACACATTTTTTATCAGCAGTAGCGGGTTTTTATTTCGGTTCTGCTGCAACAAGGAGATAAAACTATGGAATTATGTGCACTAAACTACGGTATATCCGTTTTTTGCGTAATGTTAATATTATATATAATTTTTAAGGACGACTGATGGATAATAAAAATGAACAAGTAGAGAAGATAGTAGAAGAGTTACCTGTATTACTTGTAGCTCATGCTTATAGAAAGCTTAAGTCAGGTGAAGAAATCACTGCAAGTGAGATGAAGGTATGCTTAGATATCTGTAAGACTTATTCAAGTCCTGATATTGTAGAAAAAGCTAACAACATACTAGAGGACTTACCGTTCGACACAGATGAATAAGATAGATAACTTTAAGAACTTTTTGTATCTAGCTTGGAAACACCTTAATCTACCTGAGCCAACACCTATACAATACGATATAGCAGACTATCTACAATCTAAAGAGAAACGTTTAGTAATAGAGGCTTTCAGGGGCGTAGGAAAGTCTTGGATTACTTCTGCGTTTGTATGTCACCAATTACTGCTGAACCCTCAGCGTAACATATTGGTAGTATCAGCTAGTAAAACGAGGGCTGATGACTTTAGTACATTTACACAAAGACTAATTGCAGAAATGCCGTTATTACAACATCTACAACCTAAGGATAGTCAAAGACACTCTAAGGTATCTTTTGATGTTGCCCCAGCACAGGCTTCACACGCCCCCTCAGTGAAGTCTATGGGGATTACGGGTCAGCTTACGGGGTCTAGGGCTGACCTTATTATTGCTGATGACGTAGAATCTGCCAATAACTCACAGACTCAGCTTATGCGTGACCGCTTAAGTGAGACCGTAAAAGAGTTTGACGCTATTATAAAGCCTGTAGTAGGTCGTGTTATCTTTCTAGGGACACCTCAAACAGAGATGTCATTGTATAATGACCTAGATGAACGTGGGTTCAAGACACGTATATGGTCAGCATTGATTCCTAACCAAGCACAAAAGATAGGATATGGACATAAATTAGCTCCTACAATCGCTGATATGGACGGTAAAGAAGGAGACCCTACTGACCCTGATAGATTTAACGAAATTGACTTAATGGAGCGTTTAAGCTCATATGGTAGGTCAGGCTTTAATTTACAGTTTATGTTGGATACTAGCTTATCTGACGCCAATAAATACCCATTGAAGCTTAATGACCTTATTATAGCCTCAGGTTGCAGCACATGGACAGAAGCTCCAGCCAAAATACAATGGGCTTCAGGTATAGACCAAATTAAAGCGGTTGACTCTGAGTTACCTAATGTAGGACTTAAGGGTGACTATTGGACTTCTTACCTATATATGTCTGATGAATTTACAGAGTTTGAAGGCTCAGTTATGTCTATTGACCCAGCGGGTCGAGGGGCAGATAAAACAGCCTATTGTGTACTTAAGATGTTACACGGCGTATTGTACCTGACTGCCATTGGTGGTCTAGATGGTGGATACTCTGATGACACACTTAAGAAGCTAGCCAATATAGCCAAGAAACATAACGTCAATGATATCGTCATTGAGAGTAACTTTGGTGATGGCATGGCAACACAGCTTCTAAAGCCTGTATTGGCTGATATACATCCTTGTAATGTAGAGGAAGTACGTCACAGTATACAAAAAGAGAAACGTATAATAGATACTCTAGAGCCTATTATGAATACCCATAGGTTAGTTATTGATGATAAGCTTATCAAAGATGACTTCCAGTTAGACCCTGACCACCAGTTATTTAGACAAATGACTAGGATAACAAGGGATAAAGGTGCACTAAGGCATGATGACCAAATAGACGCCTTAGCTATTGCAGCTAACTACTGGGTAGAAGTAATGGATAGAGACCAAACATTATCTTATAACCAACATAAAGAAGAAATGTTACAGGAAGATTTAGATAAATTTATGGAACAAGCTATAGGCAGAGAACCAAAAGGAGATAGCTGGATATGAGCGAATACAATAACCCCGCTAATATAGAAATGGGACAAGGGTACGCTGGTGAAACTGGTGAGACTTACGCTAATGAAAGAACAAGACCTTTTGTTGTCTTTGATTCACCCCAAATGGGAATAAGAGCCCTTGCTCGAGACCTTAGTACTAAATCTAAAAGATTTAATGGAGATGTATATAAAATGTTAGCTCAGTTTGCCCCTGACTTTGAGAATCCTACTCACAACTACACTAAACACGTAGTTAATAGATTAGGTGGTAAGACTAAGATTGAAGATGACAATGATATAAGAAACATGATGGTAGGTATTATAGAGTTTGAAAATGGAATAGACTCTGAGTTAAGCCAAAAGTATCTACAAAAAGACGTCTTTGACGAAGGCTTTGCTCTTAGCAAGACTAGTATGGACTCTCACTATGGTTTAGAGATGGCTAGAATAGTCCATAATAACACTATCCACGTAGCTAATTACCTAGCTAAGATAACAGAATAGGTCGTCAAAGGTTTTTCTTCATTTTTCCTTTGGCGGCTCTTGTCTGTAAATATCTAGACAAAAGGTGGACAAAAACTTAAAGTACCCATATAAGATAAAACCCCTGTGCACCCCTAGCTATATATAGACAAAGTATCCTTCCTTATTACTTATTATTATGTACCTATTAGAAGTACTACTCATAGTTATTATAGGAGTCACTGTCCTTAATAGTCACTATATTAGAACCTACTGGTTAAAGCCTGAGATATCCATAGGGGAGTTTATTCTTATAGCTGTGTTAACAGCTGTTGTTTTAGCTAATATTTGGTAAAAAAATATGAGGGAGTATTACATGGATGGAGCGTTGGGTTTCCCCCGTCGCCAGCCGTGTAATAATATAGTACGCACACGCTCGCACCTTTGGGGGCTCTCGGCTCTTCTATAGGGGCTCACGGGCTCGCACGGGCTCACGCTCACGGGCTCAAAAATGTTTCATTCGTCCGAGTGCTCGGGTCTATTTTTATTTCTAATAGCTAATGAATCAGCCATATGTAAATTAATTTCACTCTTATGTCATTCTTTTGTTGACATGATGTATTATTCCATTGTAGAATTCACTCAAGCTAAAGAAATGCTTATATGTACGGCGAGTACAGAAGCGAATAAGATTTTTCAAAGGCTGGTCTAGACAAGGTGAAGTGGCTAGGTTGAGACAAGCGGAAGCGACTCGGGATTTTCATAGGTTAGTTATGAGCTAGACAGATTAAATCAAACCAGCTCGAGACTGTGCTAATTATGAGATAGCAAGCGGTAAGAACTGGCTGACATGATACAAATTAAGTTATTCCTCTAATGTAAAAATGGCATGTGACAAGCCGATAATGTTTAACTGAAAATCTACTTTTAGAAATCATATCAGCTATGACGGACGCAACGGGTAAGGCTGGTGTGTCTTAGGCTTCTTAGCCTAACTGATGAGCACTCAGTAAGTGCGAAACACTAACAAGCTGAGAGGTTTTAAAGATGAATAGACAAATAAAAAACGCAATGGACAATGATGAGTCATACGCTCAGAAAGTAGAAGCTAATGAAGATTATGCGAAAGCTGAGTGGTCAGCTAAGCGTATAACTAGGCTTCAATACATCATGATAATGCGAGATATACAGAAGGGAATACTACCCTATATTGACTAGTTATACTGATGAGCTTTTAATAAGCGAAACGCCTAGCCATAGGCGTCTATAACAATGCGAGGTAAAAATGACTAAATCAGATATAGAAAAGAAAATACAAAAGTGTAAAAACTCACTCGAATGGTACAGAAATAATGTCAAACCTGAAGTACTAGCAGACAAAGATGATGTTATTCACATAATCATTGGTGAATATCGCTTTCAACTCATGATGTATCAAAATATGTTAGATAACTAAATATCGACTAGTTACACTGATGAGACTTCAATAGTCGAAACGCCGTGAGGCGTCTGTAACATTTAAAATGCGAGGTAAAAAAATGCAAATAATTAAATTATATCTACCTATGAAAGACAATGACGGGAATGACTTAATGCTGTTGCATAAGGATTTTATACGAGCTTTAAAACATAGACGCCTAGACGGTCACAAAGACATTGAAGGCTTTACTAGATTTGAGGCTGAGGGTCACTGGTTTAGTGCTGAAGGTGAGCACTATCTAGATGAGGTTAAAATATATGAGTTTCATGTTAAGAATCAGCACATAAGCTCAGCTTATAAGTTTCTTAAGCGTTCCGCTGAGTTATTGTGTGGGGACATGAAACAGGAATGTATTTATTTACAAGTTAACAATGACACTGAATTAGTGAAGGGTTGGGAATAATGGACTTCATAATATTCGGGTTCATGGATAATTTCATATTGATACTGGGTATGTACTTTTCGTACACAAGCG